ACTTTACCCGTTCCATTTGGCGCAAGGTCTAGGTCTGCGTTAGATGATGTAACAATGTCTTGCCCATTTGTATCAAGGTTGCCGCCTAGTTGAGGCGTTGTATCACTAACCAAATCTGAGAGCTTGGCGTCTAACTGCGTTTGTATTGCGCTTGTCACGCCGTCTACGTAGTTTAGCTCCGTCGCTGTAGCAGTAATGCTGAGATCAGATAGCTGCTTGACAAGTGGATGGCCACCTGCCGTTGAGCCGTCGTGCACAACCGCCGTATCCTTGTCAGTATCAACTGTAATTTCACCAACAGCGCCAGTAAATGAACTATGCTGCGAAGTTGTTCCGCGTCTAAATTGTACTTGCTTTGCCATTATGCAACGCTCCCGTAATCATCTATGTTATCAACTGTGCCAGTAATCAGACCATAATCTTCATCAAGAAACAAATCGGCGGCGGTTGCTGAAATAAATACAACCGCAGATCCGCTTAAAGTTATTGCATTATTACTGTTGCTACTTTCGCTTACAGTGCGAGAAAGAGTTGTGCCACTTGCCGTGTAAACGCCGGAGCCTATTTCAAAGTTATTCCCATCTTCAATTACGTATCTAACGGTATCACCGTTTGATACGCCTGCATCTGTAAATGTTTGAAATCCTACCGAGGCCGATCCTAAAGTAATAGTTCCAGTGCCGGTAGTGCTTGTCGTCATCTTGGCTCTGTTAACTAACTTAACCATGTGTCACCTATGATGGGTCAGGGATTTCAATATCAAATGCTGCAATCGTAAATGAGTTACCAGATGTTACACTTTGAGATGTAGAAAGAGATCCCGTGGCCAATAGCCTTGTTGCGGAAACGTCTACTATAGCAAAATGGGTTGCAGTTCCGGTTCCAGTTACCGATCCATCAGTAATAGCTCCTGCCCTTACTTTGCGGCCAGAGGTGTCACCATCTTCTGGAGAGCCAAACGACAATGATGTTGAGTTTCCAAGCGTGTATGTGCTCGTCGCCCCTGTATATGTAGTGGCTTCTTGTGACGTAATATCAATACGATCTGCCTCGGTATCTAACTTAGCGAGCGCAGCGTCTAAAACATAATCCGAAATACTTGCCATTTTTACTCCTATGAATAACTGTTAATTTGCATACGCAGACCAGAGCCACCATATTTAGCTTTGTCATTGTTGCCGTTTATACCACTGATTGCACTTTGATACAATGCTGACCACGTCTGAGCGCGAGCATCATCAACTAAATATGGAGCACTATGAATTAAAGAGCCATACAGGTAGGTATCTGGGAAATAGGTTAAGATCCAATTAGAAGTATTGCTATCACTTAACGTTGCAGTTCGAGCATAGTAATAAAGCTCACCGGTATATGTTGTGTCTGGCTTTGGCCAAACTTCAATTTGCCCTGAGATAACTGCATAATACTGAGGTCGTCCAGTTGTATCAGAGTTTTCGTTTCTTTTCTTTTGTAAAAATAAAGGTGTGGCCAATTCTATTGGCCGCTCGTCTACGTCTAAATGGAACCTTACGGCTTCCATAAAATCAGAAGGCAGAGCTGTATATCTCGTGTCAATAGTCGCGGTGGCTCTTTGCTCCATACGCCAGTGCCTTATTCTGCGGTCCATATCTGCTTCATTAAGAGCAATAAAATCAGGAATTACACTTGTTAAGTCATCTCTGTTTAGCCAGTTAGCTATAGATGATTTAAGCTCAGAGTAAGTTGTAATGCTCATAATGTTCCGGCCCTTGTCCTAAATACTTGATTGTTACTGTCGTTTAACCACTTTTTCATTGCCTTCGGATCGTCTGCAATGCCCCGTTTCTTAAGCTCATAGTACACTGAAAGAGGTATTGACGCTACCTTATTAACATCTTTGTATCTATTAGGTGTTTCTTTAAATTCGTTTTTATTTCTTTCGGCTATGGCGGAGACATCTTGCCTTGTCTCAACGACATACTCGCCTTTATCAGTTACGTGCCAGTATTTGGTTATTCCAGTTGCAGGATCTCGGTCAAATAATCGCTTCATTTTGCACTCCAAATAAGTAGGGCGACTAACGCCGCCCCGACTGTATTATGATGTAGCTAGGTCAAAGACGCCAGCGTGAGCACCTTCATTAAGAATTTCCAATCCGGCCTCGACGAGAATCATGCGTTTCTCAGCGTCACCGGTTTTGGCGAGTTCTACCTGTTGGATTGGACGTAGAGTAGCTACAGCCGCATATTCTGGGTCCAGAAAAAATGCGTCTCTGTCTCTACTAAAACGGTTTGTCACCACGTTTAAGGTCCCAAAATCAGACATATAGACGTCTGCCGTACCGATAATTGTTGTCGGACTATCGCTTGGAGCCATATAACGCTGCGCCGCAATACCTGCAAAACCTGATACAACGGTTTTATTATGCGGACCAACCATCAAAATACTTGGCTCGCCGCCGGATGTATATGCAGCTTGCATTGCAGTTTTCAACATTGTCTCGGTAAATGCAGCTTGCGTACCATCTGTACGAGCGTCAGTACCGTCACCAGTTGGTGAAGCGCCGCCTGATCCGAATACATCGTTAGTAGCAATCCAAGCACCAAGACCACCGGTCTCCCGTGCCGTACTGGAATTGCCGGCTACCTGAGCATTATTATCGGTCAAAACTGCCTCTAAATCGCGCTTGATTTCCTTTCCGCGCTTGGCCATTTGGTATGACAATTCATCATTGCGGCCTGCAAGATCTTGCGCTGCAAGGTTGTCGGCTACAATTAATGTACGACGTAGAATATGCGTGTAGTTACCAACGCGAGTAGTTGCTGCGGTAGAATCAAAAGATCCCACATCATCCCCATCGATTTGTGCGGTTTTAGAAACCGATGCAAGTGAATCTGTACTCCACTCAAAATAAGTATTAGATACACTTTTAGATCCAATGTTACTTTGAAAAGGCACCTCCTCGGGAGCGATTGAGCTGATAATATCACTCAAACTTTCCCGAATACCTTTAGCGTCAAAAGACGTGAACGTATTTGTTACAATAGCCATTTATAAATCTCCTATAGTAAGGCTTTTATTGCTGAAGCCGCGTCTGAAACACGGCCGGATTTTTTTGCGTTCTGAATCGCTTTTTGTGCATCTGACGTAGGTTTAGGCTGTGACGCTTTTGTTCCGCTCTTTAATGTCTTGGCGCGTGCTTTTTTCGGCTTGGCCTTTGCCTCTGCAACTCGCGTTTCTCCTCGATCATATAGCATGGCTTTCCTCGCTAACTTCACAAGCGTAGCATTTGCCAAACCCGAAATGTCTTGCTCCGTAAATCCTTCGCCAAGTAGAAAGTCCCTTATCTGGGTTGCTTCCTGCGCCGCAACTTTACTGTCGCGCCACTCGGGTATGATGTCCGGCAGCATCTCGCGTTGCTGAGTAACATATTGCTCTTGCATCTGTTGCATCTTTTCTTGCTGCAATTTTTGCACTCGCTGTTGCTCAGACTGGACGGCTGCAATTTGAGCCTCACGCTCATCTTGTTGCTTCCGCCATTGACGTTCTGCCTTTGCTGCCATCTTAGGGTCTGTGTCATACAGTGTGTCCCAATCAGGCTCCTGCTCCTTTTGCTCAAGCCGTTGCTGCAAAGCAGGCAACATCTGAGCATATTGTGCACGTTCACGTTCGATGTCGGTTTCTTTGGCTTCTAACGCTTTGCGCTGTTCTGCCAATTCCTGCGTCTTACGTGTATAATCTCTCTGCCTTAGATTAGCTGCTTTCAGCTCTTGGACGGTTATCTCTTCACCATCGACCTCTACTATGGCCCCTAGTATATCGAAGGATTCGTCTTCCGAACTTTCCGCATCTTCCTCGACTTCAAGCTCCTCCTCAGATCCTTCGACAACTGAATTATCTTCCTCAGTTGCTCCAGTCTCCTCAGAGGCTTCAACCTCCTCCACTACTTCTTCAGTGGTTTCGGCCTCAAGCGCATCAGTTGCCGCAGCGTTATCCTCTTCGGGCGCAAGTATGGCTCTGATTGCATTTTGAGCACTGTACAGATCAGTCCCTTGTGGGTTGTTGCTTTCTGCCATCTCATTAACTCCATATTATGGGCTTATTTTGATTTAATTTCAATAGCCCCGTTATCTACCATTGCAC